TGCCCCCCCCCCTTTTTTTTTTAAAGTAAGCCCTGATCTTTCATAAAGTTTAGAAAATAATAAACAAGAACGAAAACCGGAGTGAAAAGTGTTGCAAAGCTGATTATTTTAATCATTGTATTTCTCCCTATTTGATTCCGTGTTAATCATAATTTCATTATATATCAATCTATCACAAAATCACGAATAAAACTATCTTTTTAAAAAAATTTCAAAATAAAAGGGGGCTTTTGCCCCCGGGTGATTACTACCAATTTAATAGTTTTAATTTAACCAATTGAATATATCCATTTTCATCTCCAACCTTGGCATTTCATGTTTTGAACAACAGATGTTTCAAAAATTCTACGAGCCTGATCAAAACCAACCCATTCGCCACAATGATCAAGTCCACGGTTTGCCAATTCTTTCCAGGCCATTGCAGTAGGATCGATTTCACCCTTGACAATCATAGAAAGAATCTGAGAATCTGTTCCTTGGAAGGTAAAGGTTGGGTTTTCTTCGTCATGCATATTATCAAAAGTGGCCATTTGTTCAAGTGTGAAGTAATGAGGGGCTTTTTTAGCATTAAATTTTTTCATTTTGTTTTCCTTTATTTTATGTGTGTTTGTTTTGATCATGTTAATAATATATAGGAATCTAACAACAATATCACGAATAAAACAACTTTTTTAAAGAAATTTTAAAATAAAAAAAAAGGGACCGAAGTCCCCCCATAAAATAATAAAACCTGAATCAAATCATTTATCTTTTTCAAGCTTTTCTATCCAGCCAAACCCAACAAAATCCCCTCCACTTTCAATTGTTATTTTGATATCACCATCTTCATCTTTTTCATCATCAAATGATCTTTTTCAGCTGTAATCTCTGGGACAAAACCAAGATGCCATTTAATTATTCTCCTAATTAATTATATTGCTTTTTGGTTCAGGATCACCTTGCCGTAAAACATTTGTTTTCCCCATGTAATCCACAATGGCCTGCACATTATTTCCAAGGGCCTCCATTGAAATATCTGCCAGAATCAAAAGCCCAACATACATAATTTTTCTGCAATTTTTACATCTGATTTGCCCAATCTGGGTGACATCATTATTCCACCCTCTAATATCAATGATATTTTCATTCTTACAATTATGGCAAATTATCCGTGGCCGCTTGTCTTCATTCGTGATTATTAAACCCATTTTGGCAATGCCTCCTCTTTTGTTTGGATGAAAGCTTCCTTTGCTTCTTTCATCAATTCAATACATTCAAATATCCGCAAACCATTCTTTAACGGATTATTTTCTGCCACCGCTTCAATATATAAAAAACATTTACTCCAATAAAGAAAAATCAAATTCAACCGTTTTGCAATGAATCGCTGGTTATCATTTTCCGGGAACTGGTCACAATTTTTAATCCTGGCCCTTAACCCTTTATTAAAGTTGTGTGACCATTCCCCCCAATCAATTTGTATTTGCTGCCACAATTCAAGATCAAGTTCAGGTTCCCGACGAATTGAATCCATTTTACCCTTAATAAAACTAAAAGTATCCTCCAATGCTTTTAATAATTCAATAGGATCCTTTGAATTGATTTCAGCCTGCTTAAAATTCACAAAATACCTTTTAAAACTAATGTCCATCTTTTACCCCCTTTTCTTTTATTTCTATCATTTTACTTTCAATTTGTGCTGCCATCATTTCTGGCCCCCATCCTTCAGGTCGATGAATCATGCCCCTATCATCTAATTCTTTATGATTCGTAAAGGTATCCAACATACAAAGAATACAAAAAAGGGCTCCCCCTAAGTGATGCTTTTCAATTCCAAGTTCTGCAGCTGCCGGGTCAAAATCTTCCCCAGATCGGTAAGCAATCAAATGACGCATGGTACCGGCAAACATTTCTGAAGTGGTAAAACCTTCTTTCCAAGACTCTTTGTAATATTTAATCAATCCTTCCATATAGGCAGGGGTTAAGTATTGGGCAAGCAAATCCCATGGGATCAGATCCAGATTTAACTTTTTTTCATTAGCAGTATTTTTGGGGGCATTACCTGGAATATATTCAAGTATCATCTTTTACCCCTCTAATTCATCTTGAATTTGTTGATTATTCATATTTTTCAAACCATTTTTTTCAAACCTTTCTCTTGACCATGTAAGTTGTTCTATCAAAACATCAATAGATTTGATATCAGTAAAAACAAAAAGAGTATGAACCTCATTTTCTTTTATGACTTTATTTTCTTGCTGTCTGTTAATTCCTCTGCCAATTTCACCAGCTTTTTGTTCAGTAAAAGAACAGCAAGGATATGAATGTTTTTCATCATTTGAAGAAACTCTACCATTCCCCACATAGATATCCCCGGTTCCAAATTGAATCACATTTGACCCATCATCATTTTTATAAATCATAATTTTTCCTTTTTTCTATAATTAAAGAATTACCTGCACCATGATAAACTTCCATTTCAGATATTTTATCGAGTAAACCAGAATCATACTTTTGCAATATTCCTATGACTTTATTCAGCTGCCCCTTTAAAATTAAATAATGCCGCCTTTTCCTGGCCAAATAACTTTTCATTGCTTCTTGTTGGGTTGGGTAAGCATATCGTTTTATAGAAGAATTGCTCACCCATTTTTTCTTTTCTGAAATTGACAAATTATAATCATCTTTTTCATAAATCCAATAACCACACTTAGTTTCTTTAAATAATTTAAAAGTAGTACAAATCGGTTCTAAATTATTTGAACTATAAACATCATCCTACCTATAAAAAAGCATTCCTTTCCTCCTTTACAATTCAGTTATTTGACTCATTTTATTTCTTAATTGCACATAAAAAACTTTATCGGCCCCCTCAATAATATCTTCCCTTGCTGCCCTTTCATCATTCACACAAATAATCTGTAAATTAAGTTTCTTTGATATGCTTTTCATTAATTGAATAACCCTTTTGTTTTCCTTTTCCCCTTTTAATCTTTGGAAAGGTTCATCTAATAATAACACCCTGCGATATCTTTCTGCCATACTTAATGATGATGCCCGCAAAGAAAACGCTGCCACATCTGCCGCGCCAAGTCCGGAGAATTCTAATGGGTCAATCAATCTTCCTTTTTTCTTAAATGACATAGTACACTCAGGTCGCCCTCTTTTTATTTCAAAATGAGTATCAAAATCATAATGAGTATCAAAAACCGAATTCAACCCGGCAGAAACCATTTCATTTAAATTAAATTCTAATTGCTGTTGCGTTTCAAGGGCAATCTGCTCAATAAATAAATAAGCCTTTTCCTTGATTTTAATCCTTTTTTCAAGGGCGGTTTTCCTTTCATTTAAGCCGTTTATCTCTTTTTGAATATAATCCCTTTCCCCTTCCTGAGTATTCAATAACTTTCTATATTTTGCAAGATTCATTTATTCCTCCGAATCTTTGACAATTTCATCAATTTCTATCATTATCTGATTAAAAAGGTCTCCTGCTTTCTTTGCTTTCATTTTTGAATCTTTAATCATTTTTTCTGCAGTATCAATGACTTTGATATCTTTTAAATTAACATCACCCAAATCTTTTTTTAATCCCTGGTATAATGTTTTTAACGACCCTTTGATATTCTGTTCTTTCTTTTCGAGATCAGCCATCTCTTTTTGCAAAGAAGTCAATTTTTTAATATCATTCAAACCCGGCCTCCTTTCACCATAGCTTGATAATAATGATGAGTATCAACAGAAATTCCACCCTGTAAAACCCAACCGCCTTTTATATCATCATTAATCATACGAATAAAAACTGCAATTCCTTTTGCCTTTGTTGACTTCACTACATGATATTGACGTACCATTTTATCTCCCTATCCATTTATATACAAATTTACAAATTGATTTATTTAATGAATTTGCTTTGATAGATCTTTCAACATTATCATCAAATGATAAATCAGCTAACCAGTCATTATTTAAAGATGAAATAAAAGCTTTGCCCCTTTCTTCTTTTTCGTTTATTTCATCAATATGATCTCGAGAAATCACATCTTTTTTAATTTTTAAATAATGCTTTTTCACTGAATTTTTTGAAGCATTCCAAAGAAAAACACAAGGTTTATGATTAATTTGATCAGCTTTATGCCTTGTTAATGACCCAGGATTCACCAATAATTGCTTTCCTTTTCTGGCGGTAAAAGTTTGATGATTATCACCTGTCAATATCAAATCAGCATCTGGAAACATCTTAAAAACTTGATTTACACGAGGCTCAATGCAGCCAGGATAAGGTTCTTGATCTTTCCATATTAGCATATGGGCCACAATAATCTTTCTATTCTTCCAATATTCTGCCACTATTTTGGCAAGATCCGCCCCCCATGAACCACCATTCCATATCATTTGGAAAGCTCCCCCTAACCGTAAACTTTCAAAAGAACTTTTATTAAGTAAATCCATACTATGTTGGGGCAAATCATGTTGTCCTGCCACAACTTTCATTTTCTTTGGAAAGTTTCGTAAACAATTATTGATCAACTCAGGTGACCCTTTCCAATGCTCAAAGATATCACCAGCATTTAAAACCTGGCAATCATATTTTTTTTGTAATTTATAAATTTCTTTTACCTTTTTCATTTGAGCCTTGAAATGATTGTCAGTCCTGCAAGGAGGATTCCTTTCTTTTTCCATCATGTGCCAATCGGATGTTAAAATAGCATCAACTTTCATTTTTGGAAAACTTGTGCGTTTCATATCCTTTACACCCTTTAATTGTTTTTTCAATTTTAAATAATAAAGATAAATATTTTTCTGCCATTCTTGGGTAACCATTCTCCAAAAACATATAATACTCATCATAAATTAATTTCTCAATAAGTAAAGCTTCTTTGACTTCAATTCACAACACACAATTGATATCTTTCATAATTGATTCCTTTCAACTTTTGAATTGCATAAGGGGCAAATATCAGGAAAGATCTTTTTAAACCTTTTCTGTTTTTCTTTCAACTCTTTTCTGTTTTGTACTCTTTTCTTTTCTTTTGCTTTGATTACAAAAAGCTTTTTTTCAATATTATAAACTTGATCTAAATATCTTTCTTGTGTTTTTACAAAATTAAATGCCCGGTGAATATATGGTTCCACTTCCAATCTATTCTGGATCCAATCCAATTTATTTTTGGTGTCAACCAATTCATCAAGTTTGCTTTGTAATAAATTGAAATCTTTTTTGTATTTCTCCATTTTATTTCTGATTAAAACAGCTTTATCAATAATTGGCCTAACCTTTAATAATTTATTTATATCACCTAATTTCTGCAATTGCACCTTAATTAAATCAACAGATGACGAAAAAATATCAATCTTTTGTTTGTTGAGTTCTATTCTATTTTTAACCTTTTCTGCCTGATTCACTAATATTTTTAAAGCATCCAAATTTTTAAATTTAACCAATTTTTTCTTTTTTTCTTTTATCTGGGCTTCCACTTCTTTCTTTTCTTTAAGATCACCGGCCAAATCTTTTTTACCTTTATCTAAACTAATATCGATATTTGTTAAATTTGCTACTTCATTTAAATGCCTGGCAATATCAGAGGAAGTTTCAGACAAAAGAAAAATAGGAGCTTTTTTCTCCAACTGCCTTTGAATATTTATCTTTCTATTCAATCTTAACATATTGGTAATTTCCTGGGGAACCGATGCCCTAACCGCATTAAATTCAATTACCTTTCCAGTCTTTATATCTTTAATTTGATACAATGCTTTTTTATTCTTTTTATACTTCATAATTGAATTATCCAAATGTAATCCAATATAAGTAGTTCCACCCCACCAAGATTGAAAATCAGAACCCATCGGCCTGTTTTCCATCATTTTACGAATAGCACTCATAGCAGCACTTTTGCCATGATCGGTGGGGCCAATGATCATATTTACACCTGGATGAAAATTAAAAACCCCTTTTTTAAAAGAAACCCAATTTTTTAAAACCAATTTTTTAATATGATCAGACATCCATTACCCCCGGTCTTTCTTTTGTAATTTTCTATTTCTACGTTTTATTTTTATATCAAATTCGTTTAATTCAAGTTCTTTGCTAATTTGATATGAAGCCGGAGCATTCATATTCAATATAATATTATCATGGGTATTTTGAATTAATTTCATTGTATCCTTGATAGATCCAAGCATATGCCAATACGCCCAACCCTACAAAAATAGCCATGATAATAATACCAATCACAATTAATTTTTTCATATTTTCTCCTTTTTGGACCTCTCATTAATTTTATTAGCCATATCCAACAACTTTTGCCATTTTGGAGTAATTCTTGCTACATATTTCTTCTTTTTATTTTTTCCAACAATTTTTATTTTTGATGGAGGATATTGTGGAATTTTTTTACGTCTTGGAAACATTATAAAATAATATTTAACAATTCTTTTATATTCAGATATTTTGAAAAAAGGCGCTTTTTCTCCCTCAGTCGGATAAATATACCTTTGAGGACATGGGGGATCTTCAAGATAATCTGCAATACTTCTTAAAAGATCAGGTAAAGGCATCATTTCAGTCAACCCATATCTTTTATATTTTTTAAGAATAACCCCTTCAAATGAATTAACTTGAAAATGGATGGCCCCTCGAACTAATCCCCTGCCCAAAGGGCCAGGTCTTTGACTTTTTAATTTATGAGTATGGTCTAATACTGAATCTCTAACTTTTATTGATTTTCTAAGAATAGGGCAACATCCACCACTTTCCATATAAAGTTTCTTTTTTAAAATCTTGGCAGTTTTTCCATTCAATTGAATAAATTTAACAGGAGCCCTATTCCGATTAACTTTTGTAAAATTACGTTTAATCATCTTAACGAATCCAACATTTTTGAATATTTTTTAATTACATCCACTGATAAATCTGACCAAATCCATGTATCATCCTTTTTTCTATACAACGCTTTTGCCACCGGATATGGGTTGGTATGATCAGAATCGATACAAAAAATAAAATGACCTGCTTTTGCTTTACGCATTGATGCCATAATATAAATAATATGGGGACCATCATCAAAAAAACCCTGTACTGCCTGCTCAAAAGTTGCAATATAAAAACGCTGATTAATTAAATAGCCTGGGGTGAATATTTGCAAAGCTGGCAATGATAAAACAGGAAGTGGCCCCATATATGCCAATGGTGTATAAGAGGTCCCCCACTTTCCTTTACTAAAATTAGTAATCTGCATGCCAGCTTGTTTTTTTACATTAGAATCTGCTATGAATCCATCATAAAAAATTAAATACATCCCTTCTTTTGCAGGGGTATTGCCTTGAATTATCATTTTAAAAAAATCAACACCAGCCAAACTCATTTTTTGTTTAAGAATATTAACTTTTGGTTTTCTATTTATTTGCCCCCTGGTTGACCTGGGGTTTCTTTTTATTTTCATATATCACCCAAATTTTGGTTTACGTTTAAGATCCAATTGACCCTGAATTCTTTTCACAGCTTTTGCAGTGGTCTTGTATAACTTTTTTTCTCTAAGTTCTTTTTTCTTTTCAATGAAATCAATTATTGATTTTTTGGTACCTTTAAACTTTAATTCTGGACAAATGATAGTAGCCTTTTTCGTTTTCCAATGACCAATTGTTAACAAATAATCAATACAGGATGAAACATCATCAATTCCATAACTTGGATAAATAGGAAAGTCAGCTTGCCCCTTTTTCCCAGTAAATTTATTTTTTGTAATTTTAGCCCTGGTATTTACCCCGATATCATATTTTATTTTATTTATTGTTTTTTGAATTGGGCTGATGTAAGTAAGCCAAGTTTCAATACTGGCATAAAATTTTAAAGCCCGGCCACCTGATCTATAATGCTTTACAAAACTACCAGCAGTCAAATTATCCCTGGTTTGCGATATAATAATCAAAATTGATCTAGTCTGTTTCAATCTGGAAACAATATGCCTAAACATTTGAGAAGCCTTTTTTTGTTTCGTAGCCTGAAAAGAACCCTTTATTTTTGAAAGATTTCCAGCTTTTCTGTGTTCCCTATTTTGCAATTCCTTTTCAATTTCTGCGTCTGCATCAATGGCATCAAATGAATCTAAAACATATATAAAAGGACGTTCATTATCACAAGCATCCATTACATTATCATAAAAATTTTCAATCGTTGTACTCATGGTTCCATCAGGAGTTGGAGCTTCCAATCTTTTTGCCAACTTCTTTCCAAACAATTTTGCATGGTCAAATGAGTCAGCAAATTCGGCATCATCATAAATAAATCTATACTTATCAAATTTAGAAAGCAAAGAAGTTGCAGCCAAAGCACTCAAAACCAAAATCGATTTACCTGAACTTGAATCACCAATTATATTAACCATTCTGCCTTCCCGACAAAATCTATTCCAATGACCGGTACAAGCAATATTAAAAGTGATTGACCCTCCCGGCATCCACAAAACATTATTTTTTTTCTTTATTCTTTTCTTTTTTGAAGTTGCTTCAATCAATTGGGTTTTTAATGGTTTCTTTGTTTTTGCTGGTGAATTCCTTTTCATATTTTATTTGTAACCCCTTTAATAATCCGTGTGATAACTTCATCTTCAATTCTATGAGTTACCAAATCTTTTCTAATTTGATCACAGAATATTTTTTCAGTCAAAGTAGGTTCACTCTTTGATTCCCTTTTCCAAGCGTGTGCAGCCTGATTTACAGCCTTTTCAATCATTTCTGATAAAGAGGGCTGCTCCCTTAAATACTCATTAATTATTTCAAGTAAAATAGCAGTTCGTGGCCGGCTGTTTTCAAGTGATAACATAGCAAGTCGATGAGCATCATTTTTGATAATATGCACCCCAACCAGTTTTTTATCAACCAAATTTTTATCTGTTTTAGACATAAAGATACTCATTTATTGATCCCTTATTTTAAAATAAGAAGCTGTAATTACCATATAAAAATACAGATTAAAACAGCCCCTTAATTATATTATAGATTTAAATTATTGCCGGACAATCACACAGCATCCTGCAATTTATCATAGGCATCAAAACATTTTTGATATTTCTTGCAATCCTTTTTATTACATTCGTCATGATCCCCCCACTCTTCACCAAATTGATAAGCAAATGGGCAACTCATGGCTTTTTTGGTGGATGATCCGGAAGTTTTCTTTTTTCCTCCCTTTCCACCTTTCTTTTTGGCAACTTTTTTATCTGCCTTCGCTTTATCTACTTTCTTTTTGGCAGCTTTTTCTTTCTTTTCCCTGGCTTTCCGTTCTTTTGGGGTTTCATCATCGTCGTTGTCGTCATCATCATCATCATCGTTGTCATCGTCGTTGTCGTCATCATCATCATCATCGTTGTCATCGTCGTTGTCATTGTCGTCATCATTATCGTTGTCATCATCATTATCGTTGTCATCATCATTATCGTTGTCATCATCATCGTTGTCATCATTATCGTCATCATCATCATTATCATCGTCGTCGTCATTATCATTATCATTATCATCGTTGTCGTTATCATCATCGTTATCTGGGTGCTCAATATCGAAAAAATCAGCAACTACCATTCTGAGTTCAAATTCATCATCATAATTGTAATCTTCGATGTCTTCCCCGGCATCCTCCAAAACTTCAACCAATTCTGTTTCGTCCATTTCTGATAAGTCAGACCAAGTCAATTTTGACCTGTTATTTTTCTTGCCACCTTTCTTGCCGCCTTTCTTGCCACCTTTCTTGCCACCTTTCTTGCCGCCTTTCTTTCCAGTTTCTTCAGCCCCTTCCAAAAGTTCAACCATTTCATCATAAGATTTAATACCCGGCAAAATGATATCATCAAGACAAGGCATCTTGTCCAACAATGATTCTTTATAATCTTTTCTTGGAATAAAATCGACCCTGGCAGCAACCGGAAACTTGGTTTTATCAAATTTTTCTTCTTTGAATTTCACTTTCAAAGTATATCCGCCCTGTAAGCAGGCATAATTGTTCAGGTCTTCGTCTTCAAGGGCTTCAATGGCTTCTTCGACTTTGGCATAAAAATTAGCATCTGAAATATCCCAAATATACTTTTTGCCTTTCAATTTTTTATCACCTGATAAAATCTTGATTCCATAAAGCGATCTTTTTGACGGACGAAACTTGGCAGCTTTTTGACTTGCCCTTTTTGAAGTTAAATCAGGGTCATCATAAATTTCTTGCATTTTTTCACAAATTGGACATGGCTTGCCAATTGTAGTGGGGCATAAGGCAGACGCCCGGGTGGCACCAACATTTCGATGAATTTTATACGGGAACCTGTACCAAATATCGTCAGACATGGCATCCCCTTCCGGGTGATTATCCGGGTCTTTCACAACATAAGGAAGAATATCAATTTTTAATTTATGATCAATTTCCTCTTTAAACAATTGCCATTTTGCAGGTATATTCAACCAATTTTTCCCGGTCTTTCTCATTTGTCTTGATTTACTAACTCCTTTGCCCATATTTGAGCCACGCCCTTTTCTTTTTTTACTCATCTTAATTCTCCTTTTGATTTTGCATTACATAATTGGTTAATTTCATCAACCCCATCAACAATACCTTTGCCAAAACTTTTACCTAAAAAACGAACATAAGATGGAATAATAAAATAAGAAAAAAACAAAATTCCTATCATCCACCAAGTTATTTGAACTGTCATGTTGAATTCCTTTTCATTCCCCTACTTTTACTCATTCTCCTTTTTTTATCTTTCATTGCATTATAAGTCTTTTTTCTGATTTCCTTATTTATTTCCCTGGGAACTTCCGGCCCAGCAAAATAACTTTGACCATGTAAATGAACCAGTTCCTCTAACGCCTTTGTCCGTGTAAAATGCATCAAATCTTTCATAGAAACTGCAGTCGTATGATCATCCTCCGCCATCATCATTTTGGTTTCTGCTTTTATCATTTTCCGTTTAACAATTAAATAATCTGGATGGGTTCTGTAAAATGCTTCAGCCTGTTTATCAGTAGCTTTTGACTGACCAACATATTTTTCTGGATTATTTTGGCATTTCTGGATCAATTTACTCCTGGTTGATTTAACCGATTCATTAGCAATTTTATACTTTTGGGAAGCTTTAATAACCCTTTTTCGCATCTTAGCCACTTGTTCAATATAAAGCCTTTCAAGGTCTGCATGCTCCAGCCATTCAATATCCAAGGCATTTACATCAATCTTTGAATCGACCGAATAATCAAGTTCTCTTTTTGGCATAATCACTCCTTTTCAAATATGACTCCATGTCTGTCCTTTAATTATAAATTTAATTGTTGATGCATCCACCCCATACTTTTTACCAAGTTTAATAAAAGATGATTTTCCAGTTTTATAAATTTTTCTAATTTCCTTAACTTGACTATCAATAAGTTTTGAACGTGGGTGATTAATTCCTCTAACTGGATTACAAAGACCATTATCATGAGCGTGTTGTGAATTTTCCTTTGGAGTCATCCATTCAAGATTAATATTCCAGTTATTCCTTTTATCTCCATCAATATGATTGCATTCATGCTTAGGTGATGGTTTTGGTTTACCAAAATGATATATTACTAACAAATGAATATCAATTTGAATTCTTTTTGAATTCTTCCATAAACCAATAACAGGATAATTCTTAGCAAATTGAATCTTCATTATCCCTTTTCTATTTAATGATTTTACCCTACCAAAATTAGAAATTTCATAATTTGAAAAACCTTTAATTGTTTTCCATATTTCTTTATTTCGTTTAATCAACATGGAGGCTCAATCCCTTGATCAATATTATAACAAAACTGAGTAATAATTGGCCACCCTGAATCATAAGTTGATTTATATACAAACCACCCCAAAATCAAAGCACCATCAGTATTGCCATTGAGTAAAACCGAATTTGCATACCCCATAATAGCTCGCCGTACCGTTTCAGGGTCTTCCGTTTTTAATCTTTTTAAAATATCCCTTACTTTATCCCAGCAATTACCTTTCATCAGGATACGGCAAAGATCAATAATTTGAGCATTTTCTTCCAAATTTTCAGTGCTAATCATTTTCAGCATTTTTTTATTGGTTGATAAATTAATAATCTTTGATAACAATGTTAAAGTATCCCTGGGAAACCCTTGGGTAACCATATGAATCTTTTTTATTACCTTTTGACCAACTTCTTTATTTTCCCCTTTCATTACTCTTTTAACTAATTTGGTAGTTTCTGCCTGATCCAAAGGGGCCACTTGAAATTCAACGCACCTTGATCTTATTGTTTTTATCAACATTTCAGGATTCGTAGTACATAAAATCCAATAAACATGATCAGGGGGCTCCTCTAAAGATTTCAACAAAGCATTTTGGGCTTCATTTTTTTCGGATGAACCCCCCTTTCCAAGCATATGGGCCTCATCAATTAAATAAACCTTTACATCCCCTTTCCTTGGGAGGTAGGATAAGCTTTCCCGCAGATCTCTGACGGTTCCTATCCCTCTAAAAACGGCTGTATCCAGTTCCCTATAATCAAAATCTGAACAACCCAACTCCTTTTTAATAATTCGACCCAAAGTAGTTTTACCGCACCCCCTGGGGCCAGTTAATAAAATTGCATGGGGGCTTTCTTTTGCAAAAAATAACTCTCGCAATGACTCAACCGTTTCATCATTCCCCAAAAAATTCTTAAATGATTTAGGTCGATATTTAATTTTTATATCCTGCATCTTTACTCCTTTTAAAGATTTTTAAAAGCATATATATTTTAATATAATCATTGACTATATTTTTAAGCTGCTTTTAATTCAACAACACCAGAATCTTGTGCCCAATTGGCATCTACTTCATATACATTTGCTTCAACCACCATTGGCACAATTATCCATTTCCATTGTTTTAATAACCATAAACAAGCAACATCTTGGACAATTTCAAGGACATCTTCTGTTTCTTTTGGATGGGCATCAAATACCAATTCATCATGTATCTGTCCTATTAATTTAGTTTTCATTTTGTACTTTTCAAGTCTATCATACACTTCAATATAAGTTTTTAAAAGCATATGAAAAGCAGCCCCCTGAATAGGATAGTTATTAATATCATTTTCAGACATTTCACCCGAACAGGTAAAACCAGTCAAAGTTTTCAAAAAGCCATTTTTATAATATTTTTTTACATTTCGTTTTTTCCAGTCACGGTATCCCTTAAACCGATTATTCCAAAAATCATCTTCTACCCACTTAATATGCTCAACAAAATCCTCGTAATCATATATTCCTTTACCCCGTAAATGCTTTCCTAAATTCTTACCATTCATAAGGACAGGGCCATCTTTTTTACTAAAACTTCCCTTTGTCGGCAATTTACCCCAACTTGCTAAAGAAGCAGCATTATTCAAATAATAATCACCATAAAATTGTGGAAAGACAAACCCATTCTTTGCCCCTTTTCGAAGAATTTTTTCTGCCCCTGACTTTTGAAATTCATCTAATGCATAACACTGAATTGCCATATCAGTATGCATATTATTAACTTCTGGATGTCGGACATAATGAAGCATTTTTTTATCTTTATGATAACAACAAGAAGTTCCAACTTCAATACCGGTAAAATCTGCTGCCATTAAATGATAACCTTTACGAGGAATAAATGACGACCTTACTATTTTTTTCTGCTTTACATCCCTATTTGGTTGGTTATGAAAATTGATATTACTTGAACTTGATCTAAAAGTCCTTGCAATATGTAAATGGAAAAATGGGTGAATAATGCCATCAACCTGTTCTTTTAAAATCCCCAATAAAAAAGTATTATTGACTTTCGATAATTTTTTATACATCATAAAAGATTGGAGATCAGGATAAATTTTTGAAATTAATTCAAGTGATTCACCATCAACAGAAGCCTGACCGGCTGGATTTGCTTTACTTGGTTTGGTCATTTTAACCGGTTTAATTCCTTCATTTTTAAAAAGAATTTCACGCAACTGTTTATCTGAATTCCAATTTGGAGAAATGAAAGTTTTTTGCCATTTTCTACCCAATTTAGTACCAGCAAATTCTTTAGTCAACATTTTACATTTTTTGGTCAAATATTTATATTGCTTTTCACAATATTTCACATCAACCCGCATTCCTTGAATACTTGCCTGACTAAAGCATTGAATCCCTTTATGCATCAATTGTTGAGCATCTTGGGTAGTAGCCATCACCTGTGCCATTATAAACTTCCTTTTTCATAATAAGGACAATCTAAGCAAGCCAACATTTTACTACTTCCTTGATGTTTCATTGATTCAAGACAAATATTACGATTTAAACAATCCCATGTTTCAGAACTTGATAAATCATCTTCTGTCTGTTTATAAAATTTTCCCAATCTATAATATTTAGTCCCTTTTTCTGGCTCAGAACTTTCACTAAATTTACTGCATATTCTACAAGTTGGGTTTTCCCTTAAATAAAACCCCCAAAATTCTGCCCCACATTTACATCTTTTATATTTAATCAAAAATGGAGTTGGGTTTTCACAAGTACAAACTTCAACCATTTGTTTCTTTTTATTGCCAGGCAAAAGTAAATATTTTTTTCTGTTTTCCCTGGCTTTATCTTCCTTGAATTCAATAATACACTTTCTGCATTGATAAATTTGATAAACTAACCCATCTTTACATTTAGTCAAATCAATATCACCAACCCATGCTGGTTTATTCAATTGGGCTTTATTAAATCTTTTTAAATTTGTCATTTCAACCTCTTTTCATCATTTCCATTTGTAATAAAGTCAACCCAAATCCATAAATTGAATCAAGTCCACAATAAGTTAAAATAGATTTTTCACCATAATTTTTTATATATCGAAGGATATCATTAAAAGAATTTGCACCAAACTCATCCCCTGATTGTAAGAAAGGGCTTACATGTGAATCATAATCAGATACCCCAAAATTCACATAAGTTTGAAATTTTAAGCCATTCACTCCTTTTCTATTATCCAATATATGAGCATTGACCATCGTATCCCAATACCAATTTGCCACCTTTGCTTTCAAAATTATTAGTGACCACATATTTTCAAAACTTAAATTATGAGCACTCTTTTTCACATTTGGGTTTTCAAGAACTCTTTTAAAAAGCTTATTTCTGTAACCATTGTTCATCCACGAATAGCATTCTTTTTCTCCAATACAGGCTGATGTATTCGTAATCACATGCCCCTTTTTATGGGGCTTTAATCCAGTACCCTCATAATCAAATGACATCAAATCTGCTTTCATAAGCCTTGGGTAAATTGATCTAAAATGTTTATCAGATTCAATATAAGTAATATATTTTTTTTCATCAGTATATTTTATTGAAGTATTTAACTTTGCTAATCCGGCTTTGATATCAAGCAACCAAACAACTTCAGCCAAATTAATTTTTTTATAAATATCACGAGTTTCCACATATTTGGGAGAAAAAATAGGGCAAATCCATGTATCAAAATTTCTATCAGGAATTACCCAACCCCTCCACCTTTCCATGCCTCCCAACCCCTTTTTCCAATTTGCACCAATCACAGATTGAATAGCAGCTGCCCCCACTAAAAATACCAATTTTGGTTTATATTCTTTTATAATTTTTTTAACATTTTTTCTGCAACACATCACTTCTTTTTCTTCTGGTTTACTATCTTTGGGAATAGGGCAAGTGACCGCAAAAGTAGTCAAAGCATCTTGGTAAAGATTAATACCAACCTGTTTAAAAATATCTTTTATCAATTCACCCTTCCCCCCTTGCCAAGGTTTCCGTGCTCGATCTTCCTTTTTTGTTGGGGCTTCACCAATAATTAAAATCCTTTTACCAAATTTACCCCATGGTTTAATCCTACCTACTTTTGCTTTTTTGGACAAACCACAAGACGCACAGCTTAAAGGAATTTTAGTGATCTGATCACTTTTTACATCTTTTTTATCAAAAAAAGGTTTCATAAGATTACCTTTTATTCCGGAGAAATATTGACAACATATTCCCATTTATCAGATTTAAATTTTAAAAGCCCGTTTTTATTATCCAGCTTTGCCACCATACTGCTTTTTAAAATATCTTTAAGGAAAAACGGATTAATCTCAAATTTTACTTTCCTTTTTGATTTAGTTGAAATCTTTTCTTCAAACCAACCCTGGATACATTTACTTTTCACTTTCATAGATTCTTTTTTAATAGAAAGATGTATATTTTTTTCGTCTTCATCTTCACCAATAAAATCAACAGCCCGATCAATCACCCCTTTTAATTTATCTGGAAAACTCAATGATTTTCCTTTGATATCATACAAAAAAGAAGTATCTGGAAATGAAGTATTTGCATACATCCTGCAGGATATAATCACATTATCTTTTGTTTTGAAATGAACCCAATTTTTCGTAATTGAATATGTAGTAATCGGGTGATTCAAAATGGATGGGGCAGAAGTAGCCGGTAAAAGAAATTCCTTGTTAATAACCTTTTCCATTTTATATTTAAAACCCCGGTGACCATTTGAACTTTGAACTTGATCACCAGCAATATGAAGACAGGTCAATTTAGGTGCAGAGGCATCAGATCCGGCAGCAAAAATACTAAGTCTGATTCCTTCGGTAAAATCACTTGGTAATTTTTTCCATTTTTTAACAGGGGCTCCAAGTTCTTCCAAACTGACTTGTCCTTCTGGATTAATAGGCAATCCAGCTTTTGATTTACTACTTTTAATCAGCAGGTCTTTCCCTTTCATCACCACTTTGATATACCCATCAGAATCAGGAATTACCTTTTGAATATGGGCATGGAGTTTGTCAGCTTTTACAGTTCCAGTAAAAGAATGGTCAAGGGGGCATTTAACCGCAATTACATCATTGTAAGTGATCATTAAACCATCTATAAATGTAACCGAATCGGCAAACTCAATAATATCCTTATTTGAAAGTCCTGGTTTAATGGCATCCAATTTTTCAAGAAATTGTTCTTTTTTAATTTTCATTATTTTTTCCTTTTATATATGTTTCCATTTTTCACGACGTATTATTTTACCAACATGATCCATACTTATTCCATATAACTTTCCTAATTTTTTGTAAGTATAACCCCCCTCTGCATATTTATCTCGCATTCTTGATACTGTTAACTCAGTCATTTTTGATTTGTGATGAGCACTCCCAGTTCCTGCTTTAATAAGTTCCCCTTTAAAAAATAACATATTAACCCCAAAAAACCCAAGCAATACCTGTTGATTTCATGGTAATACAGAATCCTGCTCGCTCCAATCTGGTTGAGTCAGCAACCGACATCTTTTCAATATTAACGCCTTCTTTTCCCGCCCTGGCAGCTGATCTGATTTGGTCACAGGCTTCATAATATTTACTGTTAAATGTATCCACCAAATTTCTGGCTTCCTCTAAAGTAATTTCTTTACTCATTTGTTCACTCCTTTTTTAAAGGTGTTTCCATCTTATTTTTCTAATTATTCGTGAAATAGTTGTTTGAGCAACCTCAAATCTTTTTGCTAATTTTTCTTGACTATACTTTCCACTTTTATACAATTTTCTTATCCTGTTAACTTGATATTCAGATAATTTACATCCAGGATGACTTATCCCATATGGCATTAAATTATTTTCTGCAGCATGTATCATATTTTCTTGATGAGTCATCCACTCAAGATTATTCCACCAATTATTACCACAATTACCATCTTTGTGATTACATTCATGAATTGGTGATGGTTTTGGTGGACCAAAATGAATTAAAACCAATAAATGGATATCTTTATGATAAAAGGTTTTATCTTGATAAAGTCCAACATACTTTCTACCTCCTAAATTTTTAGCGTGTTTTAATATTCTTGTAATCTTCCCTTTAAACAATCTAACTCTACCAAAACATGAAATTTGATAATACAAAAAAACCCTCAATATCTTTCCATCTTTCGGTATTTCTTTTCATTTATTAAGACCCTTCCGCACATATTTTTTGACCTGATCTGCTTTAGTAAGAGTATGAAAATAACTTATCAATCTTTCTTTTGCCTTTTGCTTAGTAAGTGATTTTCCTTGCCCTGGTTCCAAAAGCCAGGTAGCTAAATAAATCCTCATCGTTTGGCCTTTTTTATTATTTTAAAAGAAAGCAAAGCATTAAACAACTTTGCATTAATTTCATAAAACGAAAGTAATCTATGATTTTTACGAAGCAAGAACTCCCTTTCTTTTGTTTTTCCAGCCACACTTCCTGCTAATATAATTTTCATTTCTTTACCCCTAATAATCTATGATTAATGCGCCGTATTTCTTTGAAAACATTGCCGCAATATAAATCATTAATCTTGATACTCCAATAGCTTAAAAGGCGTTCTTTTATATCACACATCCTTTTTCCTGAAGTGGCTTCAGTCCCTGGGGCGGTACTTGCCAGATAAATTTTCATTTCTTTACCCACGAAAGATTACTACTCCAATTATTGGTTTTATCCCCATCTTTAAAATGAACTTTATATTGATATAACAATGCAGGCATTGGTGGCTTAAAATGAAGCAAAACCAAATGATGTATGTATAATACATGATATTCTTCTCTATCATTAATAACAACAAATGAAAGACCCTTTTCATCCTTTTCAATTGGCAAAAATCTTTCGTTCAAAAAAGCAGGAACTCTTTTACCAAAATTAGCAATTTCACACGACTTAACTCTGCCCAGATTTGAAATAAAATAGTAATCAAGTCCTGTTATTTGTTTCCAGATTTCAAAGTTTCTTTTTATCATTTTTCAAAAAAACCTTTCATTCTGCTTTTCAATATAAACGGCCAGGGCCAAGGTTTCATTTTCTTTTCCAAATCCAAGAAATAAATAATGTTCAATTCATCCCGCATTTTGTAATCATTACAAAGCCCCGGCTTAATAATTGTTTCAACAATACTTTCTTTCTTTTTATTCCATTTTTCATTTTTCTTTAAAACATATGTATCTGGGTTTTCATTCCTGAATGATGATTTGCCCATTTTAAAGCCCTTTGCTTTATAATACTTTTTAAAAATTTTCTGTTGAACTGGGCTGAAAGTTTTGAAATGGGCTTCTTTCTTTTTTGCTGCTGGTGATTTACTACTAACCGTTATTTTTAATGGGTTTTTGTGATAATCATATTGACCATTACTTCTTCTGGGGATCAAGATTCCACCCATACGACCGGTCATTACCCATGAAGTTGAATCAACCGAATTACCAGTAACATATATTTTATCATTACATCTCGTAAAAAAAGCCTTTGAAGGTACCCTGACACACCATAAATTACCAGTATACTTTACTTCTTTTTGTTTTACTTCTTTAAAATAAATCCAATCAACTGAAGAACTATTTAAACCTTTCAACCCTTTCTTAGTAGAATAAATTGAAGTTGGAATTTCAAGAAGTAAACAAGCAATTCTAATTATTTCTAAATTATGTTTTTTTACTTTTCTTGATACTGCTATTGCAAAACCCTTTTTACGAATTAATTTAGTAATAGACCCATCTGCTAAAACTGAACAATCAATAAATCTTTGTAATTGATCTCTAGTCAAGTCCCAAATAAAATGGATAGGAAGTTTTTTATTAGGAGCTATCTCCAATAAAAAATCACGAATCTCCCCATATAATTCAAACCAATTTTCACCTTTACAATGAGCTTCATGTGATTCATCAAGTGCTCTTTGAATCCTTTCCACCTTCCCAAAATTAACCGAATCAGATTGATATAACATAACAGAATCTTTTTTATATTTTGATCTTTTTTTAATACTTCCATCTGTCCAAAACCAAGCAAGTAATTCAACCTGTTCATTTGTGTATTTTTTTTCAACCGGAAAAGAATATTTACCAACTCTTGGAATACAATCTCCAATTTTCATTGAATTAGTTGTTCTAAATTTCCAATTTTCTTTTTTATTATTTTGATTAGTTGTTACCCAATTATGATTGTGAGTAACTCTTGCAGAAAAATTTCTATTATCCATTGCAACCAAATCAATATTTTTTACTGGAAAAACTGGAATTTCAAGAATAGACTCCCACTGAGCTTTTCCTTGTGAATAACATAAAATATCTTCTCCAACTTCTAAATCATTTTTAAACTTCCAACCTGATTTTGTAAGTACTTCGTGATCTTCTTCAGTCATACAATACCAAGGATACCGAAGCATCAGAGATAAGGAAGTCATACCAAACCCATGAATCTTAACCCGAGGTATTCCATCTTTATCACAAATATGATTTAAAAAGATATCATCAAGCCAGGGGCGCAAATCTTTTGTTGATATTGGAACCATCCCACCAAGGGCAACATACTTGTATCCTTTCAAATACTTTTTTAAATATTTAATCGGTTCCCCAAAATGATAACAAGGTAATGGGCTCAATCCGGCTTTTTCCATTATCCGTTGATTTTTCAAAGTTTCATCTGGATCACCAATGGCATCCAAATTTGCGTAAACATCAATATATTCAATATTACTTTTAATAAATGCAATATATTCGTGAATATTAATTACGGCATTTTGTGACCAAGCTGAATAAGCCCCAGAATCCAAAAACAAATTTACCTTATTTTGTTTATTTTTAGTTTTCATATACTCACCTATATTCCATTTTTTATTATATAACCATTTTAACTGATCAACTTTTTTAATCGGAAACTCATACCCATTTTCTTGTTTAATACAAAAACATTCGGTAATATCTTTATGCTTCAATACAGAATGACTGGCAAATGAATGTAATCTTTTATTAAATAAAGAGCAAATCTCCCTTTCCCTTTCCTTTGAATGAAACCCAGTGTTGCCATAAAAAAATAAGTGCATTATTCAATCCTCTGTATACTACTCAATTCAAATTTGGCAATACCATTTTCAAGGAGTGCCACCAAATTTAAAGCCTCATCACATGCTTCTTTTTGTAAAGAATCTCTGGCATATATCAATATTTCTTTAAATTTATACATCTCATCTTCTGTTTCTATATGGATAGCAAATGGAATAAACACCTTTTTTATTTCAATAATTTTCATAACTTCACCCATATTCCATTTGATTTAGTATATCCATTTTGATTAAAACCAGCTTTAACCGTTTTTAATATCTCATCCATTTTGTCAAGAATTTGTTTAAATTCACCAGATTGAGAATGGGGCTGAACTCCGGTATATTCCCAATTTCCTTTCCAAAGTTCTTTTTTATCAAAATTTGACTTTTCTTTTCCGAGTTGATCCCAACTTTGTTTAAGTGTCATTTAATTTCTCCTTTTTAAAGATACCAAACCGTTTTAATCTTCGCCATTGTTTATCACAGGGGTGAATCACAATATTTCAAAATATGAAAGCATTCTACCCCTGAATAAACGATTAGTATTAACCCTGGTAATAGGGCTTAAACCACCATTTCCAGCAAAGAAAATTTTCATCTTTTAGTCTATTAACTCTTCTAAATCTTTCAACCATCCTGTGGCATCTGGCTCTAATGTGGATAATGTAAAATCCCAATGAATTCGTTTTTCTTTAATAAATGGTAAGACAAAAAGTCCTGATACATATTTAATCAAAGCCTGCCCCCAAATAGCTGGCCAATACCATCCAAAAGCAATGGAAACAAAAATCATTGAATCCAACGGACATGAAAGAATATTTGAAAAAATTATTCGTTTTTTCAAAGATACTTTCAAATATTTAAAAATGTACCAATCCACAAATTCAGAAACTCCAAAAGCTGCCACCGATGCTAAAGCCACTTTTTGATTTAAAAAAAAAGTAATAAAAGTAGCAAGTATCATCCAAAGCCAGCAAGCTTTATCTCCCCATTTCCTTTGAACAAAATCCCGAAAAGAAAAAGTTAACCCCACAAAAATTACTCCTGCAGGAAAAGCCAACCCAGCAACTTTAACTATACCAAACCAGAGTACAAAAAGATTCCCTAAAAGAATTGATACAAGATACATAATTGGCCAAAAATACTTATTTTTTGTCATAATTCATCTCCTATTTTTTAAAAGATTAAATGCCCGTTTTTGATAATGTTGGTCTCTTTCATCATATCTTATTTCAAAAAATGATAAAAGCCTTTTCCGCAAAACAAGTAACCAACCAGTTTCCCTTTTTTTAAAACCTGAACTACCTGCCATATAGATTAACATAATGATTTCCAAAACAAAAAAACCTGCCGCATTGTAATATCAATTTTATGAAAATAATAAGAATATAGCCGGCGTTTAATCACTCCATGTTTAATCAATTCCTTTTCTTCCCTTACCCGATCAGGAATATTGCCGGCTAAATAAATAATCATTTAATAAATCCTAAAAATTCAGCCCTGACTTTTTGTTTTTCTTTAAAAACCCCTTTAATTGATGAAGTCACCATTGTTGAAGTTTGCTGTTCAACCCCCCTGGCTGTCATGCATGAATGCCGGGCTTCAATTACACAAGCTGCCCCTTTTGGTTTCAAATATTTCATCAGTGCATTTGTGACCTGTTCACCAATTCTTTCTTGAATCTGAAGCCGGCGAGAATAAATCTCCAAAAGCCTGGCCAATTTTGATACTCCAATTACCCTGCCATTTGGTATATAAGCAATATGAGCAACCCCGTTAAATGGCAACATATGATGCTCACAAGTTGAATGCATTGTGATGTCCTTTAATACCACCATTTCATCACAATCATCTTCAGAAAAAGTTTTCATTATTTTTTCCGGATCCATTTCATAGCCACCATAAATCCTATCAAACGATTTAATGACCCTTTTTGGAGTTTCCACCAATCCTTCCCGGGTTATATCATCCCCTATATATTCAATCAATCGGACAACACTTGATTCAATATCATTCTCCGCTTTTGGTTCCCACCAAAAATGAATCCATTCATTTGGAAAATAACAAGCGGCAAACTGAAGATCTGGAAAAAATTTAGCCGCATGGTCTTTGATACCAAGAACCGCCACTGGATATCCATCAAATGCTTTAATGGTTTTACCTGAATCAATCAAATCATCAACAATTAAAATTTCTGATCTTTTGTATTTGGTAAAATTCTTTAATTCAATTAACGGCAAATCAAGAGAAACCCCCAAAGCAACCGCCAATGGAATACCGCCACGTGGAATTCCATAAATTGCTTTTAAATTAGTTTTTGAATTTTTTATAGCATCAAAAAGATACTCAACAGCATCTTGAAAATCCTCTAACGAATATTCAATCATTTTTCCTCCTGATATTGAAGTGGATCTTTGTGCCCATTCATTTGAAATGCTTCTTTTCTTTCCACACAGCTGCCACACTTTCCACAAGCCAAATCATTTGAAGAATAGCAAGTCCGTGTAGACTGATAAGGAACCCCCAATTTCATACCAATTTCAACAATTTTACTTTTTGACAAATAAAGAAATGGAGCGTATATTCCTTGTACAGTATTATCGGTACCAAAATCTATAGCCCGCCCCATATGCCAAATAAATTCTGGTCTACAATCTGGATAAATATGATGATCTCCCGCATGGACTCCAAGGGCTATTTTATCAATTTTTCTGGTTTCTGCAATCCCGGCCAAAATACTTGAAAAAATCATATTTCTGGCAGGAACAACTGTTTGTTTCATTGACTCAGCCTGATAATGTCCTTCAGGGAGGGGTCCCCCTAAATTTAGCAAAGCTGATTCAATACCAGTCATTGCCTGTGAAATATCAATTAATTTCAAATTAATTTTATAATATGCAGCTATCACTTTTGCCGCTGTATTTTCCAAATCATTATGTTTAGAACCATAATAAAATGAAATGGCTTCAACTTCATTTCCTTTATTCAATAAATAAGCAGCTAAAGTAGTTGAATCAAGTCCACCTGATAAAGAAAGCAAATATTTCATAAATCATTCCTTAATAAAGAAATCCCCGGAAAACACAAAGCCCCCGGGGATCATTTAACAAACAGGGCTATTTAAACTGATAGCCGTCTATTTTGAAGTCTTGGCAACCCCGTCTTGGGTTTTTTTGAAAACCCATTTCCCTTTGTCGTTTTCGGTAAGAGAGGCGTTCTTTTCCTTACGAATCCGGTTGGGAACCTGAATGTTCAAGGTCTTTTCCATTTTATCAATATCACGATCCGGAAAGGCTTTGCCCAGTTTTTTCAACAGGGTCTTTTTGCTCATAGGTTTGGAACTGATCAGGGAAACAATAGTTGCGATCACCCCCGGCTTTTTGCCTTTCTTTTCTTTACCGGCCGGTTCAATACCAAGTTTTTTCAGCATAAGTTTTTTCAGATCACGGGCACCATCAAGTCCTTTAAACTTTTTAGCTTTTTTCTGAATCTTTTTGAATTCATCATTACCGGCAACGAGTTCCTGTAATTCAACCAGCTTTTTGGTCCCTTTTACCTTTTCTTCAATGGACAGGGCTTCATCATCGTTATCGTCGTTGTCATCGTCGTTGTCATCGTCGTTGTCATCATCATCATCGTTGTCATTATCGTTGTCATCATCATCGTCGTCGTCGTCATCATCATCGTCATCATCATCATTATCATCGTCGTCGTCATTATCGTTGTCATCGTTGTCATCGTCATCGTTATCATTATCATCGTTATCATTATCATCGTTATCATCTGATTCGGACAGACCCAGGGCGACAGCAATTTCAATTCGTAATTCCCCAACCTTTTTGCCGGATGTTTTGATTTTTAATTTTTTTTCTTTATTAAGGGCTTTCAAATCGGCCGTTTTCATTTTCATGATATCGGCAAGGCTCAATTCATCATCACCACCAGCATCATCATCGTTATCGTCGTTGTCATCGTCGTTGTCATCGTCGTTGTCATCGTCATTGTCATCGTCGTTGTCATCGTCGTTGTCATCGTCGTTGTCATCGTCGTTGTCATTTGGGGGATCTAAGACCTCCACTTTAAACTTTGTCAAAACTGCGGCCAATTCTTCTGAGATTTCATCATCGGTAGTCAGGCAGGCAGCAACTTGAATAATTTTCTTTTTCACCTGCTTCAAATTCCCTTTTGTAATAACGATTTTATCATCATTGTCATCAGTCGGGTTCACGATCACCTGAAGTTCTTTACCAACCTTTTTCAATGTTTTCAAATCTTTCACATCTACTTTCGTCTTTTTAGCCATTTTGTTCTCCTTTTTCAAATAATAAATAAATTTCATTTGGTCATCAAATAACCATCTGCTCTAATATAATCAATAACACTTTTTTATGATCTTTTTTCTCCTTTATTTTTTAATATTTTCCATAATTAATTTTTTATTTTATGGCATATCAACCAATTTATGAATTTGTAAATTTAAAATAGCATTTAATTTAGATTTTTGCAAGCCCTGAATAATAATTTTTGATCGGTCTTTTAATTCGGCCAATAATTCTTTACCACTTACAGACTCAGGAATTGAGAGCATTGGAGAATAAGCAAACTGAGCGATACAGCCCTGAAGAAATAGCTTTTGATGAATTCCCATAGCATATGCCATGGTCATCCCATTTGGGATTATAAACTTGATAAAATCAGTCGATTTCAAATCAACAAAATGACTATCCACCATTTTTTCAATATAATTCAATTTATAATCCATCACAATAGTGGTAACTTTAAGAACTCCAAGTGGAATAGGAAAAGACCCATTGGTTTCAATAGATATTTTTCTTTTCCCATCATCTAAAAATGCTATCAAAGTCTGCAAAGCAGTTTTCTGCAAAAAAGGCTCACCCCCGGTAATCACAATATTGGTAGCTTGAGTAAATTTCACCCTTTCAATAATATCACCAATTAATATTGCCTGCTCAGATTGCATTACTTGAGTTTCTTTTGCGTCACAATAATCACATTTTAAATTGCAACCCGCCAACCGAATAAAAAGACAATTAGCCCCCTGGGGGAACCCACCAACTTCTCCTGAAATACTTTCAAAAATTTCACTTACATATAAACATTTTCCATTTATTTTAGACATCAGCCCCTCCATATTCTGAATAACCAGTATCAGTTTCATGTAATCTGATTTGAAGTTTTACCAAACCTTTCACTTCAACACTTATCTCCCTGAATAAAATATCATAAAAATCTTTTGCCATATTTTCTGCAGTCGGATTATATTTAACAAATACCACTTTTAAATCATACATATCAATAATACTGGGAATGCTACCACCTACATCAGGACAAAGCACCAAGATATGATCAAATTTGTTAATAATTTTTTCATTAACAATCTCTTTCAGTTTCTTGAAATCAATCACCATTCCATCAACATTAAGCCCTATTGCTGTGATAATGACCTCAAGAACATATGAATGCCCATGAATGTTTTGACACTCCTTTGAATAGGATTTATTCAAAATATGCGCCATTTCAAACTTAAATTTCTTTCTAATTTTCCACATCATAATTTCCTTTTTAATTTATGACTTGGTTTATACGCCCAAAATTTAGCTTGCTTTCTTGCGTAATTCTTCCCCCCTGGGTGTTCGGGTATTTGAATCCTGGCCCTTTCATGTTTAGCTGCAAACCCATAAAGAGAATCATAAATAAATTGATACATATCCTTTCGCATTATCGATTAATTATCCAAACTTTTTAAAGCTTTTTCAAAATCGTTTAGTATTGATACAAGAGATAATGATGACTCAAAATTATAAAAAAGAGTAGTACCACGTTTAAAAACATTATTCATTTCTTTTAATGAAACTATTATACGATGAAGTGACTTGCCAATTTCATTACACTTCCTTTGCATTCTTTCTTTATCATTACCATCTAATTCAACTAACTGTTTTCTTTTTAAATTTATTTCAATGTTTGCATTTTCCATTTTCCATCACTCCACATGAACAAGGTTTTAATTCAAGCATCCCTCTAACACATTCGAGAGTATGCCCTTGATCAAGCCACTTTGATCCAAGATCAATATGGTCTTCCACTTCCTATTCCCGGCATAAATTACACCAACCAAATTCCAAAAGATATCCACTTCCGTAACTCCCACACATCTGACAAATCATTGACATTTTACACCCTTTCAATTTTATTTATTACATCTCAATTTTACTAATTCATTTACATACCCATATATATGGAGGGCATGACTCATAGCACAAATTGGCCCAACACAAACACCAATTGAATCAGCCATGAACTTCTGTAAAACAGCTATTCCAGCCAAATTTGCCGGAAACCCACCCCACAGATCCCATGATCTAAAATACGGATAAAAAATTAACCGGTTATTACGAACTTTCATTCCAATATGTCGCAAACATGGTGGATCTATTAATTTAAGACCATCACTCGGTCTGGCCACCTGAAGAATAGCCTGATTTGTATTTGGGGTCCTTTTCAACAAATTAATAAAATAATCAATTTGTTTATAAATTCTTGACCCGTAAGTATATTGCTCTCCTTCCTTTTTGGGAGAATCCATAAGATAAGGAATATATTGTTCAATATATCCTTTTTGAACTGGGGGCGGAAAGTTCAAATGAACTGGAATTTCCGGCAACATCAAATCATAAGGTTCTTTATAAGCATAATTAATTGTAGCTACCGCCATATGAAACTCAAGCCGGGTCTGCCCAACAAAAGAACCATGTTGAATTTTATAACTGAATCCTTCATCAATAATAGCACTGATTAATTGGAACCAAGCATCAGGAATATCTACAGCTTTAATTGACGTAACTGGTAAATGCATTTCATTCTCCTTTTATTAAATTATGATTTATTAAATATTGATAGGCTGTTGAATCAAAAGGGTTTTCACTATACATTCCATCTTTTTGTTCAACTTCCCATCTTCTTTTAACCGCTTCTTTAAAATCCTCAGTAATACAAATATATCGACATCTAAATTGAACAATCCATTTATCAGTATTTCTTTTACTTGACTCTGGGTGAACATATTTGCTAATACCAGTGATTCCAGTTTGGTTATCTTTCCGCATTTTACGAGCATCTCGCAAACCCATATCATCTTCCAATTTTAAAAATAACTGCCTAAAATAGGTCTCCCCATCTGAAGTCGATGCAAAATAGTAACAACTCCTGTACCTTCCGTTTCCCTGGCTACAATTTCATTTAATCTGGCAACACCCATCATTTTCTCTTGAATAGTCATATTGATTCCAAGCATAGCAGTTACATGGTCAAGTTTTCGTCTATCCTCCGAGAAATTAGTTTTATCTAATAATTTTTTGTTAAATCCTTCGGCATCACTTTGACTGGCTGAAATGAATAAAACATCACGATCTTGTGAAAGCCGCCGGCCCCTTTGCCATTTTTTGTTTTCCTGATCTCTAAAAGTCATATGCCTGGTATCTGGATCTGGCATAAATAAATCCAGATAATCAGCCACAATTATTTCAGGAACAAACCCTTCTTCATCTTCTAAAATATCAAGTTCATTATCCAAAATTGACATACTTAATGATTCATTTGAATGAGTACTTATCCTTATATTTTGAAAACCGTGAAAAGGACTATAAAATTTTTTATTTTCTATATTTCTTTTTTCAATATATGATGATTTTACTAAAGGTTCAATTCTTGGTCTTTTCACATACCAAACAGCACCTTTAAAATTTCTAATTGTTTCTTTACTCCGCCGGCATTCCTGACAAGAACGATATCTTGGAAAATCAGTATGAGCCTCCCTGAGAGCAGCAAAAGTAACATCATTTTCAAGAAAAGTTGAACCTTCTTCTTCAAATGGACTTTCTTGATCTGCCACAATTCGGCAACCCATTTCACAAGTTCCCATTTGGTTATGAACACAATCAACCACTGGAATATATAAAACCCCGCAATATTTTTCTTGGTCTGAATTCATTGTAGCGTATATAGCCATTCTTCGTTCCATTTCAACCTGCCCCATATCACCTGCCTGAACTATAAATACTTTTTTACCTTGCGCTGCTCCTCGTAATCCGGCATCCATTAAATGAAAAGATTTGCCACCTTTATTTTGGGCAAGATAAATCACAAATCCTTGTTTTACCATATGAGGGTCAAGTACCTGTCCTAAAGTACCGGGGTAATGAATTAATGATTTTTTTCTTGAAGCAAAAACTGCCTTAATTTGCTCATCACTTTTTAATGGCTCAACCGCATGAACCGTAATTATTTGAATTGGTTTGTATTCCTGGGCTGATTGCCTGGCATCATCTAAATCACCAGAATCAAGTGAACTATCAATTGATTCACATAAATTCCGTAATTTGCATTCATTTATATACTCAAGTGATCTTTCCTGCAAATATCCAACATCTTCGGGATCCCAATCCTTCACCTCGTCTGATAAATCCTGCAAAATTTCTTCAATTATTTTTGCCTGGGCATCCTGAATTTTTCCCTTGTCCAAATGATCTTCATAAATATCCTGTATTTTAGAACTGGGAGCTTTTTTATATTTTCTAAAATAACCTACTATCCAGGTCATTAACAATCTTGCTTCATTTGATTGAACAGATTGAATATCAATTATGGGTTCAAGATATGCCAAAAATTTGGTATCAATTATCATACCAATAACAATCTTTCTTTCTAATTTAATCAGTGTTTTTTCTTTCATTTGAAAATTTGTCCAATCGCATATACTATATAAAAGTCAAGAATAATTAAACAAACCAAAATTGGCCCCACATTACTTTTAACATTAAATTTCAAGGTAAGATAAATAAAAAAAAAA